ATAGAGGTTCTAACGCAACTGGATTATAATATGGCAACAAATAAATATCGTAGAAGTAACTTCACAGAAGAAGTAGAAGTTAATGGTGTTCTTGAACAGGATTTGCTTGACAACAACTGGGACTTGTTTGAGATAAAAAGACCAATGACATTTTTTACAGTTGGTAGAAGTTATATAGGAAGACCGGATTTACTATCTCTGAAACTTTATGGTAAAATGAACTACTGGTGGATATTGGCAAAAGCTAATCCAGAAGTTCAAGATTGGTGGAATGACATTGAAGTTGAAGATGTTATTTCAGTTCCTAATATTAGAGATATTGAAGACTGGTACTCCAATGTTAGGAAGAGGAGAAAGGGTTAATGGCTGAATTTGGACAACTACCTGGTCAAAATTTCTATCTTGAATTAAGTATTGGTAATGATAGATATAATCCAAATAACATTCAGTACTTGGTTATAAGAGAATGGATTTTTAATATTCTTCCAACAATAGAAATTCAAATTGTTGATGAAGGTTACTTGACAGAAGTTATCCCTATGCAGGATCAAGAGGATATTGAGATTTTGCTTGGTAAACATGAAGACGACGAAAATCCTCTTGAGATGACTTTCTCCTTGGATGACTATAATGTTGGAATAGTTGGTGATAATAGAAGAAGTATTATTACGATAACAGGACATTTGAAAGTAGATGATATGTTTGTATTGAAGACTAGGAGCTTCTCAAGACAGAATTCTTCTTCAGTGCTGTCAACCATTGCTTCTGAAGCGGGACTGACATTTAGAAACCCTCACAACATAATTCCTTCGGATAATATGATTTGGTATCAAGCATCCTTGAGTAATCTTGATTTCATAAAACACGTTCTGAAGAGGGCTTATCTACCAGACGATGTAATGTTTTTCTACGCAAATAGTCAAAACAATTTTATATTGACATCTCTCAACTCAGAAATTTCCAAAAAAGAAATTGGTAGAGCCAAATTCAGTGTAGAGAATTACGAAAGAAATGATGTTGATGAAGATGATCCAGACGATACGATATGGTTCAACTCATACAATATAGTAAACTACTCTGGTTACTTCAACAAAAAAATGACGTATGGAGTAACTCACGGATACTATGATTTAGAGAATAACAGTGTTTATAGAATATATTCAAATATAAACAGAAGTCTAACAGACCTTTCATTCAGAAACAGTAGTCTTGCTGGAGAACCTGTAAGATGCTCAGATTGTGGTGGTGGAGACTTTATAGAAAGAAACATTTATGGAGTTGAGTACTTTGAGTCTCTCGCAAGAAACAAGTTTCTGAAGCAGAACTTTTTTGCTAATTCTGTTGTGTTGAATGTAAATGCTCTTAGTCAGGTAAATCTTATGGATACTATAGATGTGGACATTCCTTCTTTGATATCTTTTGAGCAATCAAACGAGGTTATGTCTGGATTCTATTTAGTAGCTGGAGTCCAACATGAGATTTCAAACGGAAGTACATATAGAAAAAAGGTAGCTATAAGTAGAAATGGAATGAATAAGTCACCAGAAGTAGATTTTTATGAGGTAGAGTCATAATGAGAAATGAAGTAAGAAGACAGGTTGGTAAAAGTCCAATAGAGACAATGAATGATTTCATTGATAAGGATTTCGATTCTATTGATGCCGATGTTGACCTTCATACTGGAATTGTCGTAAACAACAACGACCCAGACAAACAAGGCAAATGTCAGATAAGAGTATATGGTGTCTTTGGAGAAGAGGTACCAGATAATGATTTACCATGGGCACTACCAGACTTTGGGTTTATTGGAAGTACTCTCGGTTCATTTGTGGTTCCTCCTAATGGTGCTCTTGTGAAGGTTTACTTCGATAGAGGAGATATCTACTTGCCACATTATACAACTAAAGCAGTAAACATAAATAGTCAACCAACACAAAAGGATGTTGACTATCCTGATAACATGGTAATGTTTGAGACTGATGAAGGTGATTACTTTACAATAAATAGAAAGAGTAAGGAAACCACTTTTCATCATAATTCAGGTACAAAGGTTTTGATAAATGCCGATGGTTCTACAGAAATTTTTAGTATCGGAGATTTGAAATTGAATCATTCTCCAGGTTCTATAAAAGTTCAGGGAACTGTAGCAAGTCCAATACCACCGCCTGGTGGACCTCTTTGTGCTTTGCCGGCGTGTTTGTTCACTGGAGCACCTCATTCTGGAAATGTAGCACCAACAGGTCCGGCAGTCCCATAAGGAGTTTTTGAATGGCTGAACAATCTATTACAGCAGCCGGTGAAAAACTTTCGTCAATAGTTAGAAATAGAGTAGAAGAATATTTTAGAAAGTATGACACACCGGATTCAGATGTTTATAACGTTTTTTCTGCTTCTGATAATTCTTCTGTATCTGCTAGAGTAAATGGTATTGTCTCTCATTTCTCGGTTGTGTATGGTATACAAGAATACATCAATAATTACTGCTATATTAATTTGAATCAGAACGGCTATGCTCAAGGTGTTGAAATAGGATGGTCTTTACAGAACGCACCAACCGTTGGTTTGATTGATCCTAAAGACTTGGATTTTTTTCCACTTTATATGATGCCAATGATTCTTAGACCAACAGAAACTGGATACATTACTGATAGAAAAGAAGGAATGGAGAAATTTTTAAGAACTATTCTTCTTTGGTTAAGTGTTCCTTTTATGACCGCAAAAAGCCATTATCTCGACGACAAGTTTTATTTTGATATTGATTTAGTATTTGGGTTTGGTTCTGCGTATGATGAAATTGATAATACTATTGATAAAGTTCTTAATAAGTTTGACAACCTAATAAACCAGGGAAATATTAACCAAAAGATATTTTGGGACGTATTGGGTTCTGCTATAGTTGACTTCATTAATTTAAATGAAGTTTACTCCAGCCAAGCGGATGTTGGTGTTGGTGCTGTTTACGCAGGTACTATGTTGGCATCGCCTGTTCCACTATTACCACCCGCTTTGGGATATACGGAAGGGGTTGCTTCGTTCGGAACAGATTATTATGTTAACTTGGATATGATAGTTGTTCCTGGTGTTTTAGGAATACCAGATATGAAGCAACCATATTCAGTAAAAGTTAATCCAGGTTTCCCAAGTATAACTTATAGTGATTTGTCAAAAGGTTCTGAAACAACTATAGATGTTAATGTTCCCATTGGTAAAATTGAAGGTTCCACAACAAATATTTTGGATAATTTAATAACTGAAGTAAAACAGTCTATCAATGAAGAATCTAACTTTATATATATGAAGTTAACAAATGATTCTAACCTATCAGAATTAGAGATAGTTAATTATGTTGTTGAACTTATGAGAACTCTTGAAAGCTTGATTAATCCTGTTGCTGATTACTTAATTTCAAATATAGGAATAGCAATAGAGAATGCTACTAAGCTAATGACAAGGACTCAAAGAATAGTTGTTTGGGGAACTTCATTAACAGCAATTCAACCTTATGGGTATTCTATTTACCTAGAAGAAATTTTACCAATATACATAAATACCATTCCTAATATAAATACATCTATAACAAACATGGTAAATTCTGTTGATGGTTTGGCTGATAATTTGGGAATTGTTGGAATTCAGTCTATTATTGAAATTGCTTCAAGTAAATTAGTCAATGGTGCTATTCAACCAATATATTTTCCAAATGACGAAAGTGTATTTTCATATGATGATGTTGAAAGTTCTTATGAGAGTATATCGGCTTTGGTTTTATTGGTTCAGAATGCTGTTAAGATTGTTGCTGAGTCAAAAAAGACATCAAATAGTGCGGCTCTTACGGCCGCAAGTTCTTTGTTGGCAACAATAAAAGTATCAAATGAAACAAACGCAAACAATCCATCGACTGCGGCTGCTTTCGCCGCTAACGAAGCATCTTATAATCTATTAAAAGAATCGACACCTTTACCACAGTTAGATGTCAATATCACTGACCCGGATTATGGAATTCAAAATCAAATAACTTCATCTATTGAGAACGCATTTTCAGTCTATGCAAATGGTATTAAAACATCGATAACTGCAGAAGTAAACAGTATAGACCCGTCGAATGTTTTGGAAAGACTAAAAAACAACCAAGGTGTATTTGATTTATAATAAATACAGATAAGGAACGATATTATGGCTAAGACAATAAGAAACATATCAGAAAGATGGGCATACGACATTGACAAGAACCCTATTGACGTTGGTGAAATCTGGGATGTTGATGTTATAAACCAAAGAATTGAATTAATACTTGGAACATTTCCTGGTGAAAGTTTGTTCATTCTTTCTTTTGGT